ATGATAGTAGACCAGTGGGTGTAGAAAAATATTTTAATTCAACCAAGAAAAAATGACAGACGCTTGGAAAAGACCAACAGAAGAACCTAATCTTGACGACCCTAAACAAATGAAATTAGACTTCACAACACCAGACCTAAAAACTGCACAACAACAAGGTATTCGTTGGGTGCCTGAAAATGCAACTCCAGAACAAGTTAAGGAATGGCATGAAACAGAAGGTAAATGGTGGGGTGACAGAGCATTGATGTTTGTAATCATTGCAAGTCTAATACAATTTGGTGCAATGGGTTTTATGCTATTTAATTTTTGGGTCATAGACCTAATGACAAACTAATATGAAATTTGCAGTATTAAATGACACTCATGCGGGTGTCAGAAACGATAGTATACATTTTCACGAATACATGAGAAGATTTTATGAAGAAGTCTTCTTTCCTTATTGTATTGAAAATGATATCAAACACATCGTCCACTTAGGAGACTACTTCGATAAACGAACTGGTATTAACTTCCTATCTTTACAAAGAAACAAAGAACACTTTATAGAACATCTTCTAAAGAATGATATGACTATGGATTTAACATTAGGTAATCATGATTTATATTACAAGAACACTAGTGAAGTAAACTCATGTGATGCATTATTAAAGTATGACAACATTACAATCTATAAAGATACTATTACAAAAGATTATGATGGATTAAAAATTTGTTTGATTCCTTGGATACATAAAAACAATTTAGAAGATACTATGGAACATTTACAATTTACCGATGGTCAAATTGCAATGGGTCATTTAGAAATAGAAGGTGCAATCATGATGCCTGGCTATTATTCTTCACATGGAACATCAAAAGAAACTTTTAAACGATTCGAACATGTATACAGTGGTCACTTTCATACTGGTTCAACTATGGATAACATTACCTATCTAGGTTCTCAAATGGAATTTACTTGGTCAGACTATGGAGATACAAAAGGATTTCATATCTTTGATACAGATACTAGAGAAATGAAAAAGATTGTAAATCCTATTCGTATGTTTGAAAAAATATTTTACGATGACAGTAAATTAACTCAAGAAGAAATACTTGCAATGGATTTTTCACATTTAAAAGGTATGTTTACTAAAGTTATTGTCATCAACAAAGAGAATCCATATTGGTTTGATTTATTCATAGAAAGGTTAGGAAAGGCAGATGTCATAGACTTTAAAGTTGTTGAAGACCATGGCAACCTAGGTGACATGTCAGATGAAGACATGGCTCAAGATGCAGAAGACACATTGACAATATTATCAAAACACATAGAGTCAATGGAAATATCACAGGACAAAGAAAAACTACAAAATATTATTAGGTCTCTATACACAGAGGCCTTAGATGTTGCTTCATGATAAAATTTAAATCAGTTAAATGGAAAAATTTACTTTCCACTGGAAACCAGTTTACAGAAATCTTTTTAGATAATAGAAAAGCTACTCTCATCTTAGGTGAGAATGGTAGTGGTAAATCTACAATGTTAGATGCACTATGTTTCGGATTATTTGGAAAGGGTTTTCGTAAGATATCCAAGAACTCACTCATCAACTCGGTCAACCAAAGAGGGATGGTGGTCGAGGTTGAGTTTGCAATTGGGTCAAAACAGTATCGAGTTGTTCGTGGTGCAAAACCAAATGTGTTTGAGATATTCTTGAACGATAGAATTATCAATCAAGATGCAAACATGAGGGATTATCAAGAACAACTTGAGAAACAAATCCTAAAACTCAACTACAAGACTTTCACTCAAGTGGTTATTTTAGGTAGTTCAACTTTCACACCATTCATGCAAATGAATCAAACTGATAGAAGAGGTATCATAGAAGATATCTTGGATATTAATATATTTTCTATTATGAATAACTTACTCAAAGTAAGAATGAATGGATTGAAAACTGAACTCAAGGATTTAGATTATGAAATCCGACTTTCAGAAGATAGAATCGATACCTACAAAAAACACATCAAATCTCTTGGTGAAAATCGTAGACAAAAGATTCAAGATTTTAATGAAAGTGTTGAAACAGCTCAACAGAACATTGACAATCTACAAGAAGAATGTAATTTGTTATTAGAAGATGTTGAGTCCCTACAGAATGATTCTTCGGATAGTGAAACAATAAAACAAAAACTAACCAAGACTCTTGATTTGCATACACAATTAGAAAATGCAAAGAAAAGGGGTGAATCGGAGATAAAATTCTATGAGGATAATGACGAATGTCCAACCTGTCACAGAGATATGGAAGACGACTTTAAACAAGAGAAGATATCAACAACAGAGGGAAAACTATCAGAGATTGATAAAGCAATCAATGAGATTGAGAAGAATGTCAGAGATATCAACAAACGAATCGAGGAAATACAAGAGATTCAAAGTAAGGTCGACACTCTCAACAGACAAGTTGCACAAAAACAGAATGAGATATCTGCGTCAAATCAATACATCACAAAAATAAATGCAGAGATTGAAAAACTAAAATCTGAATCTCAAACAGATGAATCTGATAAACTTAATAAAGAGTTAAAGGTTCTCAAAGGACATAACACAGAAAAAGAAAGTCTCATAGATAAAAGGTCTTATTATGATATTGCAGCTTTGTTATTACAGGATAGTGGTATCAAAACTAAAATCATAAGACAGTACTTACCTATTATGAATAAGTTAATTAATAAGTATCTTGCATCTATGGACTTCTTTGTTCAATTTAATCTTGATGAAGGATTTAATGAATCTATCAAATCAAGATATCGTGATGCATTCTCATATGCAAACTTTAGTGAAGGTGAAAAGATGAGAATTGACCTTGCATTATTGTTTACATGGAGAGCAGTTGCAAAATTAAAAAACTCTGTAAACACAAATCTTTTAGTATTAGATGAAGTGTTTGATAGTTCACTTGATGAGGGCGGAACAGACGAGTTTATGAAAATATTACATACATTAGATGGAGATACTAATACTTTTATCATATCTCATAAAGGTGATGTTTTAACAGAAAAGTTCAGACACACTATGACATTTGAGAAAGTAAAAAACTTTAGTAGAATAGTGAATAGTAAATGATATTATTAAATACACATGCCCGAACAGGCTCTTACTTAGCAATACAATTAATAATAAACAACCTTATACAATCAAAAGTATTATCAAAAGAAGATGGAGAATCAAAAATTGGTGCAATAATAAATGCATTACATGGTACAGAGTTACCAACTTATTTTAAAAAAATAAAAAATCCATTAGAACCATTTCTAGGAGTAAGTTTAGATAATTATGGTATAGAACATCCATTTGGTAGTAACTTTCAAGAAATTTCAGACGAGTTTTTTGGGTTACTTGAAAGTGGTAAAATGCTTCCACTTACTAGTGCAAATATTTGGAATGAATCTGATTATGTAAAACCAGAAGTACTTAAAGAAAAGTATGGGTATAAAGTATTTACATTATATAGAAAAGATATTAAAGCATGGTATGTATCATTAGAGTTAGCATTTGTTGCTGGAATTAAATCCTTTCATGCAGTTGATGATACAACAGCAGACTATATACTTAACAAAAGAAAAACTTTAGTTGGTAGGATTGAAGTAATAAGAAAAAACATAGAAGACTTCAAAGAATCTATAGAAAGATACATAATCAATTCAATACCAGTTACAGATGGATGGATTGCATATGAAGACCTAGTTAGTAATCCACAATCTATTATTGAAACTGTAGGATTAGATACAACTAAAAAAGTTAATATGGATAAATTAGTTACGAGAAAAATACCACAACCAGTGAGTAATGTGAATGAATATTATGAAGACCCCAACGAGTTTGATAGGGTTTGGAGTGAAGTATGGAAGAACGAAAAGTAGAATATACTGATTTCATCGGTCATTATCAAAATTGGTTTAAACCACAACACATAGAAGACTTTATAAATTACTATAAGTTTTGTGAATCAGTAGGAAAGGTTGGTACAAGACAAGAAGATGGTGATGGCAATAAATACCAAAAAGCTGATACTTCTACTTCCTATAATCATATACAACCAGCAGTACAAAGTAAAGACAATGAAATAATGGGTGATGATAAATTTCATGATTTTTTAAGGTATATAAATGGTGATATTTTAGAACATTACTGGAATCAATATCCAGGCTTTGATAAACCAATGGCAATTGATTGTAAAATACAAAAAACTCAACCTGGCGAAGGATATCATTTGTGGCATTGTGAACATGCACCTAGTCATTCTACAAGAGTTCTTGCATGGATGTTGTATCTTAATGATATTGAAGAGGGTGGAGAAACAGAGTTTTTGCATCAAAAATTAAGATATCCACCAAAAAAAGGTGATTTTTTAGTTTGGCCTGCAGCCTTTACACATATCCATAGAGGGAATCCACCAATTAGTAAAACTAAATATGTTGTCACTGGTTGGTATGAATGGATAGATATAAACAACAATTTTAGACACATTGCACCATGAAACTATTACATAAAGACCATCCATTATTAAGAACCAAAACAAAGTTTTTTGATTTTGATAACCCATTAAAAGACCCTATTGAATTAAGAAATGAATTAATAGACGAAATGTTTGATAATGGTGGAGTAGGACTATCTGCAAATCAAGTTGGTTATGACTATTCAGTATTTGTAATGAAAGGTGCAAACAAAGAACAATCTATGTTTATTGCAAATCCAGAGATACTAGAAGTATCAGAAGATACTGTATTAATGGAAGAAGGATGTCTTACACCAGGCTGTGATGGAATCTTTGCACATATCTCCAGACCTAGTTGGATTCGTGCAAGATGGCAAGATGAACATGGAGAATTAAAAGAATTAGAATTTAGTGGAATGACATGTAGATGTTTTCAACATGAGTATGACCACTTACAGGGTATTCTGTTTATAGATTATCTTTCTAGATTAAAATTAGAAAGAGCAATGAAAAAGAAACAGAAAAGAGAAAAGCAATATGCAAGAGCAAGAGAACAGTTTATACAATTTGCCAGAGAACATCATCGCAACAATCCCAAATTGCCTGACGAAGGAACAGTGCCAGAAACTGATAAAGTATCACAAGATTAATTTCAATCTAGTTACACACGATGATGCAGCTGAACAATACAATGGTCGTAGGATTCCTATGGTCAGTATTCGTAATTTAGAAGTTAAAAGAATCATGGCAGAGTATCAATACAAAGCCATATCAGAAATCTGGAAAGTCTATGGAGAAAGAGCATATCCAGAACAATCCGAACTTATGTGGTGGCCTGCTGGTAAGGGTCAAGCAATGCATATTGATGTAATGGCAAAACCACTTTATGAAGTCCCCATGGAAGCTAGAAAAGGAACTCCTTTAGAGTTTATGGATAACGAAGAAGATGTTATCAATGTAGTTCCTTATACTGATTTTGCATCTATCTTGTATCTTAATGATGACTTTGAGGGTGGTGAAACATATTTTGAAGATGGAAATATATGTAAACCAGAAACAGGAACATGTATAATCTTTGAAAGTATGAAACACTTTCATGGTGTTCATCCAGCAAATGTTGATGGAACAGGTTCAGACAGAATGACAGCACCTATTTGGTATACAACCCAAGCAGAAGAAATGGAACTGCAATCTCATGGAACAGAAGGAACTAATAAACAGGGTGGATGGAGAGACTTAATTGCAAACCCTAATCCAGATTCAGTCAATGTAGGAGTGAATTCTGAACCAGTTAGACAATGGTGGGCAAACTATTTTAATATAGAAAAGATTGACTCATAGGTACATCTTCCTATATAATACACAATTAATGAATGGTCTGTTAGTTCATCGGTGAGAATGTTGCCTTGTCACGGCAGAGAGAGGAGTTCGATTCTCCTACAGACCGCCATTGACATATAGGTACACTTTTTCATATAATGTATACATGAGGTCGAATACAGAAACACTTAGAACACAAAAAGATTCTCTTGCAAGATTACTTGCAACTGAGGATTTAATTATAGAACATAAAAAAGTTCCTACTGCATATTTCGAACCAGATACTAGAAAACTGGTTTGTCCTATATTAAAAGATGAAATGTCTAATCAACTATATGACTTGTTTATGGGTCATGAAGTTGGTCATGCACTTATTACTCCAGCTGATGGATGGCACGATGCAGTATGTGAAAAAGGTGCAACTTACAAAGGATATCTTAATGTCTTAGAAGATATCAGAATTGAAAAACATATCAAGAACAAATATGCTGGTCTTAGAAGAATCTTCTACGATGCATACAAAGAATTACATGTCGACCTTGATTTCTTTGGGGTCAAAAACTATGATGTAAACAAACTTGCATTCATAGACAGAATCAATCTTTATTTCAAAATCGGTCACAAACTTATGGTTGAGTTCTCTCCAGAAGAACAAAAGCTTATAACTATGATGGATACTAAAATGGATACTTGGGAAAAGGTTGTCAAGATGGCTGACTATCTTTTTGAATTATCTAAGTTAGAAGAATTACAACCACAAACAGATACTTCTGCACAAACTGTAGAAACCTCAGAAGGTGATGGTGATACAATGCCCCAAGACTTCGATGAACAAGAACAAGAAGAGGGTGATGTAGAACAATCATTAGGTGGTGAACAAGAATCAGAAGAAGAATCAGAAGAAGGTGAAACCGATGGTAAAAAAGGTACTGAAAAATCTGACGATGAAGATGCAGAAGAAGGTGACGAAGAATCAGAAGAAACTGGTGAAGGTGAATTAGAAAAAGGTAGAAACCTAAAAGGTGGTGAAGGTGAAGGTGGTGAAAGTGGTAATGCAGAAGACAAACCTAATGAGTCTATCACTGATAAGAATTTCAGAAACAACGAA